CCTTCGGAATTTCAAAATCAAAGACCGGGGCGGCGTCCGGGCTACCCTCCCGCCGGGTGACGGTTGCGGGACGGTCGGAGGCCACCGTATCCACCGTCCCAACCTGAATGTTTGGCGTCACGCCGTCGGCACCGGGCGGGCCCTGTTCTCCTTTGGGCCCCTGGATACCCTGGGGGCCTTGGATGCCCTGATCCCCCTTTTCGCCCTGAATCCCCTGGGGGCCCTGGGCCCCGGTCTCACCCTGCGGGCCCTGGGGGCCCATCTCTCCCCGCTCCCCCTTGGGCCCCACTACCTGCCCTAAATCAAACGTAGGCAACCTTCACACTTCCTTTCCTCAAATGTCCAGGCAGAGGTGCCCCGAACCGTTGATGTAATAGTTCGGCTGTTCCTCGCCGGTATATGCGCACAGGAGATGCCCGGCGGCGTCCACGTTGAAGGCCACCATCCCGGCGGTGGAGACCGCTACCCCATTGATCCCCCGCTCTCCTTGTGGGCCCTGGGGCCCTGCCTCTCCCTGCGGGCCTCTGGGTCCAGCCGGTCCAGGGGCCCCAGCTGGGCCTTGCAAGCCCCGCTGTCCCTGTTTCCCTTCCGGCCCGAGCTCTCCCTGGGGGCCCTGCTCTCCTTGAATTCCACGCTGTCCAGCGGCCCCCTGCGGGCCCGCCGCTCCCTGGTCCCCCTGTTCACCCTTGGCGGCAATCTTGATCCAGAAGTTCCCCCGCTCTCCGCCGCTCTCGGCCACATCCAGAACCGGGTCCACCCCCTGGCATGGGGCAACACAGAGATAGGAGCTTCCACGCCGGGAGACCTTATTCTCTCGTACATAGGTCTTATCCCCGTCCCACGGCTCCCACACCCTGGCGGCCTCAAGATCCCTCACGGCCCCGCCCACAAGCTCGGTGACCTGGGGCATGATGCCCTCGATCTCCGCCTGGAGCTGAAGGGCCTGTCCGGCGGTGGGCTCCGCCGGGGAGTAAAAGCCGTCGTTTGGCCGAACCTCCAGCCGGTCGGTGACGGAGTAGGCCACCCGTCCCGGCGTCCCCTCTGCCCCCGGCTCGTATCCCTCCAGGGTAAAAGAGCACCATCCGGGCACCGCCATAGGCTCGGAGGGAATGGGCGTCTCGAAGGTCAGCGGGTCAGGTGTGCCCCCTGCCTCAACAGCCTTCGTTACCGGCGTATAGAGGATCACTGCCACCGGGTTTTCCCCGGCGGCATCCCGCCAGATGATGCGTTTTGCGTACCCCTCCCAGGTCTTGTCCAGCGTCAGCCGCAGGGTGGTGACGTTCCCCTCCCCCTGCACTCCGGCGTTCTTGCTGTCCTTGCGAACAAACTCGCCGGCCACAATGACATTGATTTCACGAACTGCCAATCTCTCACCCCCTCAAATAAAGAAAAGGGAGGGCAAGGGCGCTTGGTGCGTCCCGCCCTCCCATGGCCGTGTCATAGGATTCCACCTGTGTCCCGCGGCTGATATGAAGTTGGTTCAGCTCATGCCAAGGGCCTTCGCCTTGTCGGCGTACTCCCCGGACAGCCCTTCGATCAGCTCGGCGGTGGCCGTGTCCTGGTCCATGCTCTCCTGGAGGACCTTTGCCACGAACCGGGGCACCATGACCTCCACGCCCCGCCGGATGCGGTAGCCCTTCCCGTTGACGGCCACAAACACGTCGGAGGCGTATTTGCCGCTGTCCTTGAACAGCTTCACGGGAATCTTCTCCTCATACCACTCCGCCGTTCCGGGCCGGGGGGCGGCGGGCTCCTTCTTGGTGGGCTCCTTCTTGGCGACCTCCTTCTCGACAGCCGCCTGGGCCTTTTCCTGGTCTTTCAACGTCTCATCCGTCTTAGACATGAAATCTCCTCCTTCTCAGTTCG